TGCTGATACCGAGCTGTACACAGCGCAGCAGAAAGAGCGGGGTGGTCATTTCCCGCTCACTTTTGCGAGGTTTTTTCTGGATTCTACCTCGGTCTGCACATTCAGGCCCCACAGTTCGATCAGCTGGGGCAGAATCTGATAGATAGAGAAGGTGTTGAACTGGTCCAGGAACTCCTCCGGGCTGTCCGGCACATTCGCAGGGTCTGCATGACGGGCCATCAGCCATGCCAAGTCCTCGAACATCTCCAGACTGAACAGATCAAGGTTGGAATTGTCCTCATCGTTCTCTCCCACGCTCTTTTCCAGCTGGCGCAGATCCTTGTAGATGTCACGGCCGAACTTGATGCGGTACAGGCGAGGCACGGCGGCACTTGCCTTAAAGGTGACTTCCTTGCCATCGATCTCGATTTTCTTCGTAACTGCCATAATCGTAATCCTCCAAAATTTCATGTAAAATTGGCAGAGCCGAAGCCCTGCCGTATATCGTGTTTCTTACTCTGCCGGGTCAATGCTCACCAGTGCATTACTGCCGCTCACAGTGGGCAGCTTTCCATCCCACTTCTGGATTTTTTGATACTCGATCAGCGTATCGGACAAACTTTCTGCCAGTTTGCGGTTTGCCTCTGCCTGTGCATCTGCTGCAATGGAAGTCTTCTGGGCTTCCGCCTCTGCATTGGTGATCGCCACCTGCTTATCCGCTTCTGCCTTGGCAATGGCGGCTTCATTCTCGATCTTCTGCTTATCTGCATTCTGCTGTGCAATGGACTTCTGCTGGATGGCTTCGTTATAGGCATCCTCGAAATTCATGTCGTTGATGACGACCTTGTTCACAAACACAACGTCCTCACCATATTTCTGCACAAGGGATTCTGCCAGCTTCTGTTGTGCCAGAGGCTCAATCTTGGTGCGGTTTGTCACCTCATTGGGGCCAAGTTCAGCCATCGCAGACTTGATGGCAGATGCCACCAGCTCATCACCAACCAGATTCTTGATGTCGGACACATTCGCATACAGCCATGCACTCTTCTCAGGAAGCACCTGATAGGTCACGATCACATCTGCAGCATACACAGGTGTTTTATCGGCGGCTTCGCCCCAGACCTGTGCTTCGATGTGCTTATCCTGCTGCTTGTTGTTGACCGTGTGAATGCTCTGCACAAAGGGGATGCAGAAGTTGAGCTTGCCGCTCTGGATGGTGGTCTCCTGGATCTGGCCGAAGCTGGTCTTCACGCCCGTGTAGCCGGTGGGGATAATGTGGAACGAGCAGACAGCCAGCACCAGAACGATGATCACTGCAAACAAAGGAAAAATCTTCTTCATAGTCGTATACCTCTTTATAATAATGTAAGCAGAGCCAAAGCCCTGCGGTATGTGTCGGTCACTTAGCCCTGCGGCTCCTCGGTGTGACTGGTGTCTTCGGTGTCCACAGCTTTCGCCTGCGGCTCATAGACCGCATCGTACCACTTGTTATAGACATCATCGGTGGTGTTGGTGCCGGTCTTTGCCTTGACATAACCGTTTGCCAGAGGGGTTGCCTGCAGGTTCAGGGTGTCTGTCTTGACTTCCTTGCTGTCCTCGTTGGTCTCACCCTCGATGGACGGACGGCTTGCCACACAGTTGTACAGCACATGGCGGATGTGACGCTGGTCACCATCGAACTCGAACAGGAAGGCGAAATGTTCCAGTTCCACATTGGCGTTCTCAGCAAGCACGCCGTTGCCATCCAGCTCCTCGTGCATGATGTCCGTGAGGAAGCTCTCCGGGATCAGTGCGATCTCCAGATCACCCTCGTAGCCGGAGTTGTTATTCACGACATAGTAGGCGATGTTGTCCGCATAGAACGGTTCAATCTCGCCATTGGCATCCATAGAAAGACTGACTGCACCGGGGATGCGGACCGGCTTTGCGTAGGTGACACTGCCATCTTCGTCAAAGGTTGCCTTGGCATAATGGCAGTTTTTCAGGCCAAATTTGACCTTATTGCTTTTCTTCGACATAGTGTTCCTCCCATAAAAATATCCCGCATGAGCATCACACGGTCAGCTCATACAGGACTTCATACATCTTTTCGGTTTCGATCCAGACCTCGCTTTTCTCATAGTAGAGTTCGTGTGCGGTCAGGACTTCTTCAATATTTGCCTCCATATCCGGGTCTTTGTAGTCGGTGTACACCTCGATGTCCAGCTGGTTGAAATGATGGTACACAAGGTTGTCCGCACCGAAGTTTTCAGCCCTCGGATACAGGAAGCAGATAAACGGCGGGTCCGGGCTTTCCCCTTCTGCGAAATGGTCATACGCATAAGGAAGTCCCATCTCCTCCACCAGAGCTTTTACTTCTTCGTGGGTCATTGGTTCCTCCTATTTCAGTGCCTTTTCGATCAGAGACTGGAGCTGCTCGATGCCAGCCTGCTCTGCCGGAGCGATATGGGGTCTTCCCGCCACCCGTCCGCCGCCACGCTTGGCATGTCCCTTTTCCAGCAGATGTGCCAGCTGATAGCGGTTCCTGGAATGCACCACCATCTGAAGGCTCTGGCTGGTTTCGGACTGCTTGGTCGCCACCCAGCTTCCCTTGTACGCGCCCGTCCTGGACGGTGCATTGGCCGAGATCTGGTCTTTGACCGTTTTGGCAGATTTGCGGACTGCCTTCTTGACTTCGGTGGAGGCAAGGGTCGCATATTCTTTTAATCCCTCGTTGATGGCATCTGCCATCTCATCGATGCTGACGGTTCTGCTCATCCGGCTGCCTCCTCTCCAGTCTGCAATGAATCTTCAGGATCTTCTTCTGATAGTTCATCGGGTCAACAGATTCGATATTGTAGAGCTGCTCTCGGAAGCGGATGCGGAAACCAGTGGAAGTCAGACCTCTTGTCTCACTGCACCAGCGAACCGTAAACACCACGCTCTTCTGTTCGGCTGTGACCTCACCATCTTCTTCCTGTGCCTGATAGGTCGAAGCGTAGGCAAAGCAGGTGAAATATTCCTCCCATGTGTTCCGATGGTTTCCGACCTTATCGGTCACGACCGTGCTTTTCTCGATTGTGATCCGCTCATTCAGCTTTTCGATCATCAGAACACCCCCTCCCTCACAGCAAACAGAATGGAACGAAGCGTCAGCATCAGCTGGTGATGGTCAGCTTCGTCCCGGTGCTCATAGAGATACCCCAGTGCATACAGAATCGCCACACGGCAGGTGCTTCGCAGGGCTTCCAGTTCCCTTGTGGGCTGTACTCCGTTCTCGGCATCCCGGTCAGCGGCATTGACTGCCTCCCACTGGTCTTCCGAAAGACGGCCCACGTCCTTGCACATCTGCTCCGCAGAAGATAAAAGGATGCCGATCAGGGCATCCTCATCACTGCTGTCCACGCGGAGATAGGTCTTCGCTTCGTAAAGCGGGATCAGTGCCATAACCGGCTCCTCCTTTCCTGGCTTTCTTAGCCCTGCGGTGCCATCTGCAGAAGCTGTACGGCTTCCGGCAGGATCAGCTTGCCATCCACACGCTGGGTGGTCAGGAAACCGACCTGATCAGTACGGGCATACAGCTCGTTCAGACGGCGGAAGGTGCGGTTCTGGCGGTCAGCCACCCAGTAGTAGCTGTAATCGCCAAAGGCCATGACTTTGCTGCCACCCTTGATCTCCGGCATGAAGGCGGAAGTCTTCAGCGGACGGTTCAGCAGGGTATCCGGCTTGCCGATCTCCAGACCCGGCTTCCAGATATAGTTGCCGTTGTTGTCCTTGATGGTCATCAGCTGCAGCACCAGGGCTTCGTTGCAGAGGAACTGTGCCTTCTTGCGGTACGGAGCCTTCAGTGCGTAGTAGAGCTTGAAGATCTCATCAAAAGAGACAGCATCCTTCTGCGCAGCGGTCACACCGACCTTGGCACCGCCGGTCTCAGCCAGCAGACCCAGAGGCTTGCCCACACCGTCACCGGTGATAAAGGCGCGCTCCTCTGCGTTGCCCATACGCACACCGAAACGGCGGGCGATATAGGTGGCGAGGTCGAATGCGGAATCGTTCAGAAGCTCATTGGAGATCTTAATCATAGTGCCCAGCTTGTACGCAGACAGCATGGTCTGACCGAAGGTGGTATCGCTCTCCGGGATCTCCTCACCCTCATCGATCCAGCTTGCCTCGCCGGTATCTTCCGCGATGGGGATCTTACGAGTGCCAGAGCTGGTACGGATGACGGTCGCCATACCACGGAAGATGTTGTTCTCTTCCAGTGCCTCTACCAGCTTCTTCTCGAACTCGTCGGGAACGGTAAAGCCGCCCTCGGTGTCCTCACCCACAGACAGGGCATTGCGGACTTCTCCGTAATGGCCGCGGTTGCGGATCATGTTCCAGAAGTTCTCGGCATACTCGGCAGTGGCGGTCGGCTTGACATCCTTCTTGGCACCGTTCTTCGGGTCCGCGTGGACAGGACTGGAAGTCGGTGCGGACAGCTGTGCCTCGATCTGTGCCTGCTGCTCCAGACGCTCGATCTCTGCACCCAGGTCCTTGACCTCCTGTGCCATCTTGTTGTACTGCTCCACGGCCTCAGCCTTTACCAGACCGTTCTCGCCGCGGTTCTTCTCCAGAAAGTCCTTGGTCTGCTCCCAGAGAGTGTTGCGCTTGGTGCGCAGTTCCAGAATCTTACTCATAGTGTTTGTCCTCCATAGATTGATTTGTGGTGATATGAAAAACAGCCTGAATGCACATCACTTCATGCACTCAAGCTGTCTCATCAGGATATTGTAGGGGATGCTGCCATCCTCGGTCTTGCCGTCCATGTCAAGGACAGGGCCGGAATTAGCAGGCGGTTCTGCCGGAGGGGTCGGCTCTGCGGACGGTTTCGGGTCAGCAGGCGGCTCCTTCGGCTCAGTGTGTTTCTGACCCACATCTTCCGGTTTCACACCCAGACGGTTCAGGACGATTAAATCCATCTGACGGCTGGAGAAAAGGTGCCCTGCCGTATCCTTCTGGAACGGCTTCTTTTCTTCGCTCTCGCCCGATTCACTGTCGGGGTCTTCTTCCGGATTCTCCGGGTCTGCCGGGTCACTGTCCGGCTCCTCCTCTTTCTTTGCAAAGAGGATCTC